TTTGAAAAAGAAAATCTTTAGTGCACATTAGAATGATTCCAGACTGTATTTTGGTACCATAAACATAATTGTGGGCCATGCAGTATGCTCCCAGCTGCTCAAAGTAGTCCTCAATCCACTCCCTACGTTTTGGTTTGTTTGATTGCTTGAAGTCAATGATAGCAGGCTGGCCATTATATATGCCTACAACGTCCGTAGCGCCCGCGTAAAGCCCAGGATAGTACAATGTCACCTCCTGGCCCCATACTTCTTCCAGGTCCCTGAGCCCCGAGTCTATAATCTGTTTTGCCATCTTCTCTGCCTGTTCACCAAGAGGTGTCAGGTCCTTGTGCCCCGAGCCGTCAATGTGCGCTTCAAGGTAGCGGTGCATTGCCGTGCCACGCTCGGCAGCCAAGTCTCGCGCTATGTCTGCGGTTTTCGGACCCAGACGCTGTCTCCACGCTTCCAGTGAAGCCCGCTTCTCTTCCGATTGACACGCAGAAAGGATCGTCGTTACCGACGGAAGCTTCTCCTCGCGAATGTCATAGTGTCGTTTACCACCCACCAATGTTCGCATTGATCGTGGGTAGTCATACAATTTATTAAACTTATAACCCATAATTATTCTCCTATAGCCCAATTATTTAATTTAAAAATAGCGTGTAAAGTTTTAAAATCTTTCTTCCTGTTAGCTGCTCTGCCTGTGTGGTTTTCTCTGTTAGTTCCCCAACTAAGATTACATACTCTATAATCTGCAGGGTCATCATTTAAGTGACAAACGTGTGGTTTGTTTTCAGGATTCGGTACAAAGCAACGCGCCACTGCTTGATGCATCAATATATAATGCTGTGCCTGAGTGTATCTAGCATTTCTACCTTTTTCTTTTTTTAAAACTTTGTTAGGTTTAGTTAGACTAATCTGTGGATAGATATGTCGTATAGATAAGTTTACATTCATCTGTGTACGTTTTTTAAATGGATTGTTTCTTGCTCTGTCTGTCGGCCAATGAATACGTTTAATATAAGGCCAGCAATTGTCTCTAAAAATAGGTGCTGCTTCTTCAACATCTTTAAAAGGATGATAGCCTCCTGTAGGGTATATTACATAAGTATTTCTTAACAACATAGGAAAAGCTGTCTCTAGTTTCTTAAATTCTTCCATAATTAAATAAAAGTTTCTGGTTTAAAGTTCCATGGGTTGATTAAATAAGCTCTCCTGATACCATTAAAAGGTTCTACGTAATGGTAAATACCAGGATCAAATATAACTAATCTATTAGTTCTAGGAGTGATAATATCTTCTCCCAACACAAGTCTACCACCAGTTAAATCTTTTACCTCAACATAAAATATAACAGAACAGATAGGAAATTTTAAATTATTTGTTCTTTTAAAATAACCTTCGTCTTTATCCACGTGTGAATTGCATTGTGTATTGTTTTGACTCCACTCTTCAAAGCCTTTGTATCTTCTAAAATCATAATGTTTAGCCACCTCTTTTAGAATTACTTTTCTAGTGTGTTTTACTTTTTGTCCAGGGTATGTCTCATCACACCATTTCAAAGGTATGTTTTCTTTTAACCTTTTAAACTCATACTTCATTACATTTAGTCTAGGTGTAGTTAGAAAATTATCTATTACTCTAAAACCCATTGCGATCCTCAATTTCTTTTAATTCTTCAGGATCCATTTCTTCTAATAATTCTTTAACGCTCTTACCAAATGGGTCGTCCTTCTTTTTGTTTTTAATTACCTGCGACTTATACTTACGAGTCCTAACTTCTTTTGCAACAGGATTAAATATCCTTGCATACCCTTCATCGTAAGCTTTGTTAGATGGTCTAGATCTTCCGTCCCATTTTTCTTTTTTTGCCATTACCTAATTTCTCCTTTATTATTTCTTCTACAAAACTATATTTCTTTTGTCGTTCGCTCAGTAAACTTTTGTAATAGTAAACCCGCATTTTATTTAATCTTATCAATCCTTTAGGTTTACTTACCTTACGTTTACCATACAACCAAGTCCATGACCATGAAGTCAAAGATGTGGAGTAATGATATATTTTTTCAACAAACCATTTAATCATTTTTAGATCCATACATTGTTCGTAGGTTTTCGTTCTCTTCTGATAAACGATCTAAATCTTTTTTTAAACCTTTATTTAAAGTTTCTTGTGCTAGAATTGCAGCACCAGCTTTACGGCATTGCTTCTGCAAATATATTTTTTGTTTTTGCAACGCTTCGTTCTCTTCTCTGTACTTTTTTACTTCTGCATACAAAGTAACTTTTTCAGATAATAAAGTTTTAATTTGTTCGTTTAGTTCGCTCATTGTATTGTATGTATCCCATCACTGTCGACTACGATTCCATCAGCTTGGTCTTCATATATCTCACCTTCTGAATCGCATACTCCACATTGTGCAGTGATTTCTTCTTTAGCTAATCTGTAAGGAATTCTAACATAGCCATTCCCTTTACAAGTTGGACAGATTATTTTATTTTTCTTTGACTTTGCCATTCAGCTTCCTCGCTTTCTCATTTACTAATATACTAATAGTTTGTGATCTACTTAGGATTGTGTCTGGTTGTATTACTTTTCTTATCTTATCAATGAGGTCATATGTTTTGTGACTCAGTGATACGTTTTTATATTTTGTTATATCGGTCATAACTGATATACTCCTTTCTTAGATTTATCATAATGTAGGATTTATCTCATAATATACAATAGGTGTCAATGAAATTTTTATTAAGTATAATTATATGCTCTAGTGTAGCAGGTGAATGTATGCCACCATATCAATGGCCAGAAACTTTTAATACACAATATGATTGTTTAATGTTTGGATACAAAGAATCTATGGTTAAGATGGAAGAGTTTGGTAGAACAGATGTTAACAAGTATGGTATGTTTTTAAAATTTTATTGCACTCCACAGACTACCATCTAAACCCTGTAGTTTCCGTGCACGTACTCCTACAAGGCCAAAGGCTCGGTCGCTACCCATACCCTGGCATGGGTCAAAGCTAACGTGAGGGACTTAGCGCGAGGCATTTGTATGCACGCCCTGCCTTTTCACAATTCTATTTACACATACAACCAAAAAACTGTCCACCACCCCAAGGACCACTTTTAATTATGTATTGGTTTCTTTCCTCAAGATAAGTAGTCACTCGTTCTCTAACCATGTCACAAAAATCAAAACAATCAATCGTTATGTTTTCTGCTATTAGGATCGAATGGTACAGTCCGTCCTTCAAGATTATAATATCTACTTCCATGTCAGCTTCATCTATCTTCTCTTGCATCCTCTCCTCCTATTCTTGTACCAAATGCTATGATCTTCTTGACCCCCGGTCCCTGTAGCTCGATGCTTGCGTAAGGTTTCCAGGCTTTCTTAATCAAGTTCAATTCTAACACAAGATTAGACCATTGTTTTTGTGTGATCTTCTTACCTACTATCGTTAGTTTTTTCACTGTTCTCCTTTCTTCTTATTTAAGATACTTGTTTCGTAAACAAAATTAAAACTTATCCCGTACCTAGTTTTGTCTGTCATGTTTCTATAATTCCTATGATTTAAGAAGCTAGAAAACAAAGCAAAATTACCAGGTTTTGACTCTAACTTCTGTCCAATGTCAGGAAAGTATAAGTCCTGATTATGATTATTTAACATCACAGCCCCTGATAAGAACGAGGGTAGATGATGATGCTTCCTTGTATACTCAGAGAAACTTTCTTTAAATCCCCACGCTTCATTTAATCCGTAAGGTAGATCTCCCAACTCATTAAAATTCTCATCATCTATTATATCTAAAATAGGTAAGATAATATCTTTTATAAACACTTTATCATTTAAGAAATAATTCCACCATGTCATTTTACCAATTACATTTGTATCGTGTTGATAAAAATCAGATTCATCAATTCTTTTAATAAAATATTTACTGTCAATTGGTAGATTACCTTTAACAAAAAAATATTCTCTTTCTATTTTAGCTTTTATATATTTCTCTACTTTCATACGGATAATATAATATCCTATAAAATAATGTCAAGTTTATTGTGGACGACCTTGACGATTATATTTTTTATGGTCTCTTTTCTCTGATTTTGATAGGTTTTTCTTGTGACGTCGAGGCCTCTTCTTAGGTTTATCTCTAGGTACAAAATGTGTGAATTTTTGTTTAGCCAATTACTCCAACCATTCCTTTACAAAATGTTTACCACCATCATCACGTGATGTTAGCACTGGTAAATAACTTATCTTGCCATTAACATGTTGCTCTAGATCAGCACCACAATTCATACATCTATAGATTTCTTTTGACAAACCAACTAATATTGTTATCTCACTGCAAGTTGGACACTCACCATTTACAATTTCTGCTGTAACTTTCATTACTCTAATATTAACTTCTTTATCGACAAAGATCCATCAATATTTTGCTCTACTTCCGCCATAGATTTTATACACTGATGCTGTATTTTACTATCTTTGTTATATTTTTTATCACCTCTCGTAGCATGCCTTTTACCTTTTAAGCACATTGCCATTGAGGGTTTATTTGTGTTAGGATCAATCTGAATTCTGTGCTCTTTTATCTCTCCATCAATTATCATAAGAAGAGCTACTACTTCTAAAATCATACTACTTTACCTTTGTTTTCACCTTGCTTGATAACATATTTTTGTGTACCATGCTTGCCAGTTTCT